TCTATGCATGAACTTGCTAAAACAGGTGACACAGAGAAAAGACAGCTTTTAGTAGAAGCAACTCTTGAGTCTAGAAATGAAGCCGCTTCAGGCTTAGTTGCAGACTTAACTACTTCATAATAATACTAACTGTTTGGGCGAGTAACCTTAAATCTGCTCGCCCAGCAGCATTCTAAACAATGAAGATCTGAGATAGGTTAGGATCGGAACATTAAAGGAATAAAATGAGAACATTAAACGACTATTTTATATATGGCGAAATCGCCGACATATCAACAGGATCATCAACTTATGTTGCAGTACCTGATGGCGGAAAAGTAATTAAAATTATAACAGCACTTCAAGGTGCTATATCTGGTGGAAATGCAGCAATCAGTTTTGAAATTGGTGGAACTGCAATTACTGGTGGCGGAATAACTGTTGCACATTCAGGTTCAGCAGCTGGTGATATTGATACAGCAGAACCAACAGCAGCTAATGACGTTCAAGAAGGTGGATCTATCGAAATGATTACAGATGGTGGTTCTACTGGAGCTAAAAAGCTTGGTGTAACATTTGTTATAAGAAGATAATTAATATTAGGTGATGTTCCTGGAACGTTCTGGGAACAAATCCTAAACAAGGAGAAAACAAAACATGAACAATAGTATGAGAATTGTTACTGAACAAAAAGTATCAACTTCTAATTCATCTGCAGCAAGTGCAGCATTTGGTTCTAATATTGAATATATTAGAGTTATTTCTGATACTGCTTGTTGGATAACATTTGGTACATCACCAACTGCTACAGCTTCTAAAACATTATTACCAGCAAATGAAGTTGAATATTTTAAAGTTTCAGAAGGCGAAAAAATTGCAGCTATATTAGCATCAGGAACTGGTGCAATTTATATTGCAGAACTATCAGAGTAATGGGAAAAGTAAGATCAGTAGAATACGATAATGGTATAGTTACCAAATACATTAAAGAATCAGATGGTAAATTAACTATTAATAATCAACAAAATGTAAATCCTTTGTTGAAAAGAAATAAAGATTTATACAATCACGATTCAGGTTGGGTATCTCAAGCTAAAGAATTAAAAAGAGTAGCTAGTGTACCACCTCTGGTCTTACAAGTATGGGCACACGAATATAATGGAAGTAGAAATTGGTTTGCCTTACCTAAAGAAATTCAAAGAAAAATTATGAGAACTAAACTTAACTCAAGTGAGTTTAGATATTTTAGAACAGCAGAGGGAAGTTTATAATGGCATTAAATACATATTCAGCATTAAAAACAGCAATAGCTAATTGGTTAAATAGAACAGATTTAACTGATGAGATAGCTGACGATTTTATAAAGTTATGTGAATCAGACTTTAATGCTAAATTAAGAATTAGACAAATGGAACAATTTGATGATGTTACCATTAACGCAGAAAAAGTATCTGTTCCTACTGGATTTATTGCAGTTAGATCTTTTTATATAGATTCTTCCAATAAATATCCTTTAGAATATATTACACCAGCAAATATGAACGAAATAAGAGGTGGTTCAAGAACTGGGAGACCAAGATCATATACAATAGAGAGTGATAATGAAACAGAAACTTTTAGATTCGGTCCTACTCCTGATACTACTTACACTGGTAAGCTATCATACTATAAAGCTTTTAACACTCTTAGCGACTCTAACACATCCAATTGGGTGCTCGCAAATCATCCTGCAATATATTTGTATGGATCCCTTTTTCACGCTGCTAACTTTTTAGGTGGAATAGATCCACAACAAGTACAGAATTGGTTACAAATGTATGCAACATCTATGGAAAGATGTGAGAATAACGATAAACAAGATTCATATGGATCTGCACCTGTTCATCAAAGAACTGATGTTCAAACAGATCTATCATTTTATAGGCAAAGATAATGCAAGTACCTTTTGGAGAATGGCTACCAGATCAACCTGAACATTTAAAACAGGGAGCTAACGTAGCTACTAACGTATATCATGCAGCTAATACTTATAAGAGGTTTCCATCTCTTGTAGCATATAGTACTAATAATATTGGTAAGAATGCTAAAGGAGCAGGATCTTTTAGAGATAATAGTAATAATATTTATAACTTTGTAGCAACTAAAACAGATATATATCAATTAGCATCTGGAACATTTACATCTCGTAAATCTAGTTTAACAGGTGGTGAAACAGATTTTTTTACATTTACACAGTTTGGTAATTATATAATTGCAAGTAATGGAGTAGATCAACCTCAATATTATTTAATGGGAACATCTACAAACTTTGCAAATCTTAATGCAATTCAAACAGCAGGTACTACACCTTTGTTTAGAGTTTCAGGAGTTGTTCGAGATTTTTTAGTTGTAGGAAACATAACTAATGCAACAAACAGAATACAATGGTCAGGTATTAATGATATTACTGTATGGACAGGTAAACAAGCTGATTACCAAGATCTTCCAGGATCAGGTGGAAAAATAGTACACGTTACATCTGGAGAGATAGGATATGTATTTAGGCAAAACCAAATAATTCGTATGGACTATGTCGGTGGAGCTACAGTATTTAGATTATCAGTGATCTCACCTAATAGAGGTGCAATGTATGGACAAACTGTATGTCAAGATAATAGACAAGTATTTTTCTACTCAGATGATGGTTTTTATCAAATTAATGGTGACCAAGTTATGCCTATTGGAGTTGAAAAAGTAAATAGATATTTTGATTTAAATTTAAACAAAGCATATACAGATAGAATTAAAGCAGCTACTGATCCATTTAATCAGTTAGCTATGTGGGCATTTCCAAGTAAAGATAGTGCTGCAGCTGGTGGACTTTGTGATAAAATTATAATCTATAACTATGCTACTAAGAAATGGTCATTAGCAGAAGCTCAAACTAGCGTATTGTTTCCACAATTTGTAGGAGCTTTTACAGTAGAATTAATGGATATTATTTCAGAAAACTTAGAAAATATTAATGCTGCATTAGATACTGATTATTGGAATGGTGGACAAATGTTTTTAGGAGCTATTAATGAAGATTTTAAAGCTGCAATTTTTAGTGGAAATTCTAATGAATGTGAAGTAGAAACAAGTGAAATGGAACCATTTCCAGGACATAGAGCAAACATAACAGGGGTTAGACCTATTGTTGATGCTGTATCTACAATCACAGTTAAGAGTAGAGAAAGAATAGCAGACGATGAAACTGAATCTAGTTCAGTAACACAAAATGCTAGTGGTATGAATCCAGTACGAAAGTCTGGAAGATATATTAGAGCTAATGTTAAAGTAGCAGCTGGTACAACATTTACTCATGCACAAGGAGTAGATATGGTTGCAGTAAGAGCAGGCACAAGATGAGTGATGAAATTAATATAGATAACGTAAGATATTCTATGGAATCACAAGAATATTTTCAAAGACAATTAGAACAAAGTGTGAACGAATTAATTAACAAAAATAATACAGAGAATGATAAAGCATTCGCCTGGTTTATGGGGGATTAAACAAAAATGGCAGGGATAAAAGATTATAGTAGTACAGCAACTAATAATACTTCGGTAGGAGGTGTTTCTATTGCTGAAGGTATGTTGCCTTCAAATATTAACAATGCCTTTAGAGCTGTAACTGCTGATATTAGAGAATGGTACAATGACTCACAATGGGTTATATATGGAGATGGTGATGGATCTTTCACAGCAGCTTATGCTAGTGCAACATCTTTTACAATTAATGGTTCAAATGTAACAGGATTCTATCATGCAGGTAGAAGAATTAAAGCAGTTGGTAGTTCAACAGGAACTATATATGGAACTATTTCTAGTTCATCTTTTTCTTCAAACACAACTGTAAACGTAACTTGGGATTCAGGTTCTTTATCAAGTGAGACATTAACAATTTATGTTGGTGCTTTATCTAAAACTAATTCATCTGTACCTGAAGGAATAGTAGCTACTGCAACTCTTGCAGATGGATCAGTAACAACTGCTAAACTAGCAGCTGACGCTGTAACAGGAGCTAAAGTTGCAGACGATGCTATTGATTCAGAACATTATACTGATGGTTCTATAGATACAGCTCATATTGGTGCAGACCAAATTACAAGTGCTAAAATAGCTGATGATCAAATAGATTCAGAACATTATGTAGATGGTAGTATTGATACTGCACACATTGGAAACTCACAAGTTACTACAGCAAAAATTGCTGATGACGCAGTTACTGCTGCTAAAATAGCAGATGCAGTATTAGTTACAAATTCAGAACACTCAGGAGCAACAGCTGATGATGTTACATTATTTACAACACAAGCATCAGATGCTAGATATTTTAGACAAGATACTTCAGAAACAATAGCTTCAGGAGATACTTGGTCAGCTTCAGATTCTTATGTTGCTACAACATCAGCAATTGATAATAGAATTATAGATTTAGTAGATGATGTTGGAGGATTTGTTCCAATAGCAAATGAATTAGCATTTCCTAATGCAAATCCAGATGTTAATAATGGAGCTGGTACTCTTGTTAGTATTAAAGCATTATCAACAAATTACACATCAAGTGGTAGTGGAGTTATTACTGTTGCTAATGGAACAGTAGGAAATTCTACAGTTACTATTAATGGAGCTGAAAATAGCACAACTTACAGCTCTGGATTTGGTATGATTGTAGAAACAACTACTACATTAAATACTTACACATTTCATAGACTTGTTCCAAAAGCTACAGAAGTTACTACAGTTGCTGCAAACGCAACTAACATATCGGCTGCTGGAGCAAATACTACAAATATTAACACAGTAGCTGGACAAATTAGTCCAACAAATAATATAGCAACTTTAGCAGGAATATCAGGATTATCATCTTTAGCTAGTGCTGAAGCAAGTGGTCATGTTACAACTGTTGCTAATAATGTTGCAGGAGTTACATCATTTGCTGAAAGATACAGAGTTGCATCATCGGCTCCTTCATCCTCAAATGATGTGGGTGACCTTTATTTCGATACGACAGCTAATGAATTAAAAGTTTACAAAAGCTCAGGCTGGGCAGCAGCAGGTTCTACAGTTAATGGAACATCTGATAGATTTACATACAATATTTCAGGCACACCTTCATCTGTAACAGGTTCAGATGCAAATGGTAATACTCTTGCATATGACGCAGGTTTCGCAGATGTGTATTTAAATGGTGTAAGAATGTCATCTGCTGATATTACAATTACATCTGGAGATACAGTTACTTTTGCATCAGCATTATCAAATGGGGATGTGGTAGATATAGTTGCATATGGTACGTTTGCAGTATCTAGTTTTGCAGCTAGTGCTATTACATCTGGAACAATCGCTGAAGCACGTTTACCAGCATCTGCGTTAGGTGCAGTATGGGAAAGTAAAACTTCAGCTTTTACTGCAGAAGCTAGAAAAAATTATTTTGTTGATACATCAGGTGGAGCTGTAACAGCAACATTACCTGGATCAGCAACAATAGGAGATGAAATTCATTTCTTAGATGTTTCAGCAACATTTGACACTAACAACTTAACAGTTGCTAGAAATTCACATAAAATACAAGGTGCATCTTCAGATCTTACAGTAGCAACTGAAAGAGCTGGATTTACATTAGTTTATTACAACGCAACACAAGGATGGTTATTAAAAGATGTCTAATTATAAAGATTTAAAAAATAATAAATTCTCAACTGATACTTCAGATTTTTCTGATATTGTAGATACAGGTACAGCAGGAACAAAAGTATCAGTAGGTACAACAGCACAAAGAGGTACTACCCAAGGTCAATTTAGATTTAATTCTACAACAGGTCTTGCTGAATATTATGATGGATCAATATATAAAAGTATTGATGTAAATCCAACTGTTACTAATGTTGATATTTCAGAAGTTGATAGTACAGCAGGTGGAAACCAAACTGTTGTAATTACAGGAACTAATTTTTTAACTGGTGCTATAGCATCGTTTGTTGGATCATCAGCATCATTTAACGCATCTACCACAACTATAGATAGTGCAACTCAAATTACAGCAGTTGCTCCAAAATCAAGTTTTTTAAATGCACAAGAGCCTTATGGTGTAAAAGTTACAAATTCTGTAAGTGGATTATCAGGAACTTTAACTAATCAAATCAATGTAGATTCTGCTCCAACTTGGACAACTGCATCAGGGAATATTGCTGATATAGGAGAAAGTGATACAGGTACTCATGTTACAGTTGCAGCATCTGATGCAGAAGGTGATACAATTGCTTATTCTGTTCAATCTGGTTCTTTACCTGGTGGATTATCTTTAAATTCATCTACTGGTGCAATCTCAGGAGATCCTACAGATGTAGGAGCACATACTACTTCTTCATTTACTTTAAGAGCAACAGCTAATTCTAAAACTGCTGATAGAGCATTTAACATTATAGTTAGAGATAGTTTTGCTGGAGGCAATCAATCAGTTACTGATATTGAAACTTTAGCTCAAAGTATGCTTTATGCTAGTAATGCTAATGTTCAAGCAGGTGGAACACTTACAGTTAACAGTCTTGCTTTAGGAAATTATGAATATTATAAAACTTCAGGAGCAACTACAATTTCATCTTTTACAGAAGCTAATTATTTTTCATCTACAGAAGATACTGTAAGCTCATTTTTAATTTTTAATGGCAATTTAACTTTAAATGCTGGTCAAACAATTATACCAGTAAAAAGAAAATTATTTACAGTTGTATATGTTAATGGAAATTTAGCAGTTAATGGTGCTATCAAGATGACAGCTAGAGGAGCTAATCACAGTGGAACTGGAAATAGTGGTGGTGCAACAACTGCACAAAACATTAAAATGATTACAGGCACTTATTCAAGTGTTGCTGATGCAACAATACCAGCTGCTGGTGGAGCTGGTGCAGCATCAAAAACTGGATCACATGGTAGTGGTTATGATGGTACCGATGGACCAGCAAGAGGATCAGGAGGTGGTGCATCAGGAGGTTTAGGCGATGGATCTGTTTCATCAGGTGCTGGTGCTGCTGGAACTTCTTTTAGTGGAGGACCAGGTGGTGGTGGAGCTGATAATAGCTCAGCTTCAGCTGCAACTGCCAATGGTGGAGCTGGAGGAAATCACGGTGGTGCAAATGCTGGAGGTGGAGCTGGAAATCCTATTGGATCAGGTAGTGGTTTGCACGCATCTCAAAACACTGGAACTGGTGGAACTTTAATAGTTTATTGTACTGGAACTTTATCAGGCTCAGGATCAATAGAAGCAAAAGCAACAGATGGCTCTGCTCCTAGCAGTGGTTATAGAAATGGTGGAGCTGCTGGTGGTGGTATAGTACAAATATTTTGTGATTCAGGAACAGTAACAACAAGTGCAGCTGGTGGAACTACTGCTGGCTCACAACCTGGTGGAGATGGTGGTGATGGCTCTGCTAACATATACACTGGTTACTCAGGTTAATGTTAATTAAAGAAAAAGGTAAAATTATTTCACCTTATATTATAAGTGAATTTTTACATCATAGCAGTTTAAAAAAAGAATTAATTAATTTAATTGAAGAAACAAAAATTGCTAAAGCTTTAACAACAAAAGTAAATACAGTTAGTAAATGTGATTACGACTGGTCTAAAGATACAACAAGATTATATTTTAAAAAGTTAATAGATCCATTAGGAGATCACTTAACAAAAGTGTTTAAACACTTAGGATATGATATTTGTCAAATTAAAAATTTATGGTTTCAAAGATACTTAAATAATGACATCCATGATTGGCATAATCATGGTGATTGTCAATGGACTGGTGTTTATTATCTTGAATTACCAAAAGATGAAAGTTTAAGAACTCAAGTAATACATCCTTTTGACCAAAAATCAAAGATTGATATGCCAGTTAAAGAAGGAGATATTTTAATTTTTCCATCTCACACTTTACATAGAGGAGCAAGAAATAAAACAGATAATAAAAAAATTATAATTTCATTTAATATGGATGGAGTAACTACAGAAACTCAATATCCTGAAGATTATAAAACAATTAAAGATATGAATTAGGAGAAAAAATAATGACAAAAGCACGAGACCTTGCAAATATAGCAACAAGTGGTTTAATAGAAGCAACTGAACTTGCATCAGATGCAG